AGAGAACAAGGAGTAATGGGACAACTGATCCCCGCCATGGGCGGTGCAGTTAACGATCTTTCCAACAACTTCTCTAAGGGTAAGCAGCGGCGCTACACTTTAGTGCCACCCCTGCTCGATAAGCCAAACTGTACAGAGTGTAGTCTAACCCCCCTTTCCCGAACCCTTTTGTAAAACCGCTAGTGTTGTGGAAGATGGGTTGCCCACCGAGCACTATCCCGATCCTCTGGATCAAAGTCTCAGCTAGCTGTAAACATAAACACGAATCGAGTTTACCTTTTTCCATCATGTGTTAGTGACAGTGGCGCGATATGCGCGGTTGTGATCTGAGATGCCACTACCCGATGGGTGTGTGTGTTCACAGCCGTTAATTGAACGTCGCATGTTATCAATGTGTGATCTTTACCATCATCATACCACGGTCATGTGCTGCTTCGGGTTGCTGCGGTGCGTGATGTCGAGACGGCAGCCTGTGCCTGGACTAACCAGGAGACACCTCCACAACCCTTGCGTAGGTAGGGCGGAGGCGTGAGACGACTTACGCACCACTTACTTTTCATACCAGTTGTTTGAGAGCCACGGGGTCTCCAATAGAGGTTCGAGGCGACCGAAAGGGCATGGCAGACTTTGTCAAGCTCGACGTTCTTCGCCACTCTGGAGATAGGTTTTGGTGGGATTTCCGTAGTATGCCCTCCTTAGCTGAATCCTATGAAAGATACGGGAAATCATTGCTTAATTATTGCACGGGTTTTGCATGGCGTTCGAACAATTTGTCAGACAGATTCTTTCCCAGATCGAGTCTGTATTGGCCGGAGTGCGGTTACGTTGGGGATTCGCGTACACCATGGTTTTTGATGCCGAGGACTGTAACATATGCTCAAATTGCGGGCGATAAACTCACAGCAGGTTACAAAGTTGCAAAAGGCTACTGCCCTACGGCAGAGCGGGTTTCAATGGAGTACAATGTTATGAGTTTGGGGATGAAGTCTGCCTGGGCGTATGTGTGTGATTGGGCACGCAGTAATTGGCTGAAGAGACGCACTCATGTGTGGTATGGAATTCGGCTGGCGTGGCGCGGTTTGACTTATGTCTGGCATTCTGTGCCAGATGAGGTTAAATGGGCCGGGCTGGTTTATTTTTCTTTTCGCTGTTTTCGCCTGCTGCGATCTTCGTGGCAGGAGCAGCGCACACCTTTTGACGGGCAGG